AGAATACGACAGCAGTGGTATTCCTAGTCTTGGATTTAATGGTGGAGATGTACCAGTAGAAATGACTGAAGAAGTTGTTGCTAAATTAGAAGAAGCTATAAAAAATAATTATAAAGATTATGTAGCTGAAGATGGATTCTTTTGGGGACAACAGTTCCAAGAAGAAGCAGTTAAAGAATATAGAGAACAAGATTTAGATTTTTTAGCTGATTGTAAAGATGCACTCAAAAATAATGATACATTAACTTATGAGTGCAGTTGGTAATAAAGGAGGACTATGCGACCAATACGAAAAGAAGAACTTCTTTATCTTAATGATCTTATCAATGATAAGTATTCTGATAAAGAATCAAATGTAGATCAAGCTATTGCTACCGAAGCTCAAAAGCAAGTTAAGAAAAACTTAACTAGATTTGTAGCTAAACTTGGTATCAAAGCTGAAGTCAAAGCATTTAAAGAAGCTATAGCTAAGTATGAAAAGTTTAAACAGAATAAAGAAATTTATGAAGCTAAACTTGAAACAGCTAAACAAAATGCTAGACGTAAAGTAGAAGAAAAACTTAGTAATTGGAACAAGATTAGAAATTGGAACGTAGATACAAGTAGACTGAAAGAAGCTGCTGATGTTGAAGAAGTTCTAAAGAAAGCTTGTACTATAGAAGCAGAAGCTGCTGTAGAAAAATTACCTAAGTTTAAAGTAAAACATCAGTTATCTCATTTACGTGAAGAAGCTAGAAACATACTTTATTCTGGTAGAAGCATACAAGAAACTTGGAAATTATTAGGTAGAAATTTCAAGTCATCTGGTGTACAAGTAGCAGCACCAAAAGAATTAATGCAACTAGAAAGTAAATAATGAAAATAGATGAGATGATAACATATCTCGCATCTACTGACGAACCCTTCGCTAAAATTACAGCGGAGGTTTCGTATGGTGATGATATGTTAAAACACATTAAAGGATCGTTTGTTAGTGCTTCCGAAAATTCTGTATCAAAAGCTACCGAAGAATTTTATGCATCTGCAACATATAAAGCTCATATTGAAAAGATGCACAATTTAAATGTGCAGCTGCTAAATATGAAAAACAAAAGACGTACTGCCGAAATGAAAATAGAAATTTGGCGAACATTAGAAGCAACAAGGAGGAAAGGTAATGTCTAATATATATCAACATATTGGTGAAAAAATAAAAGAAGCAAGATTAGATTATAGAAGAATAGTAGGTGATCACAAACGTAAGCTAATGACTCAATCAGAGTTAGCTCAGTATTGTGGTGTTACGTTCCAACAAATACAAAAGTATGAAAAAGGAACTAACAAAGTACCTCTTGATAAATTGTTGATGATTGCAGAAAGAACTAGAAGAAATTTATTATGGTTCTTACCTGCTAATGAAGCTGATAAAATAGCTATCAATACTGAATTTATGGGTACATCAACTCAAACAGAATCACAATAACCTCCTTTCTGTGTTATAATGTGATGGGTGGGGTAAGCGAGAGTGAACCCCACCATATATTGTTGACTGCAACCGAATTATGTATATATCTGGTAGTATGTCAAATAAGGCATTAGGAACACAATTTCACAATCAAGTGATACCGCAGTTTGTACAGCTGCGAAAGAAAAGGAAGATATCCCAATTAGAAATGGACGAGATACTTGGTGTAGCTAAGGGTCTTGTGTCTAAGTGGGAGTGTGGTATAAGAAAACCAAGTGGCTGGTTATTCTGTTGTTGGGCAGAAGCACTAGGTGCAGAAATAATGTTAAAGGAGAAAAAAAATGGCAGTTAATCCAGAGTTCAAAGCTCACGAGATCACAGAAGATCCTATTGTAAATGAAGTTATTACAATGATTGTCAAACGTCATATGCAAGGTATGACTAAGTTTGGCAAAACAATGGCTGATAGTGAACGACCTTTTGATGAATGGGTAGATGAAACAATAGAGGAATTGCTTGATGCAATTCACTATCTAGTAAAAAGTAAAACGATACTAGATAAGTTTAAAGCCAATCAAAAGAAACTAGAAATAGCATTGAGTTCATTGCAGAAAGAAACATTTACAAATGAGGAAGCTAAGAAAGAAGATTGAAATAGATATAACACCCTACCACGTTAGAAATCAAATGTGGAAAATGTCATTGTTAAAGTTTTATGGTACAATAGAGTATGATGAAAATATATACAATGAATTTGCTAGAAAGTTATTAGATAATAAAATCGACCAAAAAACATTAGATAAGTTAGATAAACTAAGAAGGAAACATAATGAACAAGAGAAACAAAAGTGGGAAAAGATCAAACAAAAAAGAGCTACACGTTTGGGACTCAATTTTAGAAACATATATAGACAAATCAAAAAGAGTTAGTGGCTATTATATAAATGATGGAAAGATAAAAATATTATATGAAAAAAGAGTTCGATAGAAAACAAGGTATAGGTGGTAGTGATGCTACTAGACTATACAATGGTGATTGGCACGATTTATATTTAGAAAAGATAGGAGAAAAAGAACCAGATGATTTATCTGATGTATTACCTGTACAGATGGGAATACATACCGAAGATTTCAATATTGATTGGTTTACTAGACAAACAGGTATTGAAGTAGTTGGTAAACAAATACAAATCTTTTCTAGAAAATATCCTTTTATGTATTGTAATATTGATGGTGTACTTAGTGAACCAAAAGCATTACTAGAATGTAAACATACAAATGCATTTACCAATGAAGTAAAGACAGCTGAAAAGTACAAAGCTCAGTTGCAGCACTATCTTATGATATATGGTGCTAGTAAAATTTATTTATCAATCATATTTGGTAATATGAAGTATGGTATTGTAGAAGTGCTTCCAGATAAAAAGTTTCAAAATGAATTAGAATCTGCTGAGGTATTGTTTTGGCATTTGGTACAAACAAAACAACCACCACCAGATTATGTTGAGTTCAAAAATTTTGATAGTAAACTACAGGAGTTTAACAATGGACGAGAAATCATACCCTTACTCACCAGGGCATCAGAATAACGAAACTTCAATAGAAGCTGCTGAATTAATAAAAGCAGGAGCTGATACTATAAGAGCAAAAGTATATGATGTAATTGCTAACAAAGGTAACTTTGGAGCTACATCAGATGAAGTTGCAGAACTATTAGCTCTAAGTCCATTTACAGTTAGACCTAGAGTAACAGAATTATATAAGCAAGGTAAGATAGAACGTAAAGATAAACGTCAAAATGCTAGTAAAAGATCTGCTTATGTTTATGTAATAAGCAAAGCTCATATCAATGATATGTTAACAAATAAAGGAGTATAATATGAGAAGCGGCAAAGAATCAAACTTTAGTATATGGGATCAAGTAAAGCATACTAATCCTAAATATACAAAGCCATTTTCAAAGTTTGGTGGCAAGACATTGACTACGATAGATCCAATGTATCAGATACAAGTTATGACTGGTATATTTGGTCCAGTAGGTAAAGGTTGGACATACAATGTTAATTATACATATACAGATAAAAATGTATTTGCAGAAGTAACAGTGAAATATTGTGAGAAAGCAGTGTGGCACGAGTTTGGTCCAGTATCATCAGTACAAGCATTGTACAAAAAGAATGGTGGACTAGATGATGAAGCACCAAAGAAAGCTATGACAGATGCAATGACAAAAGCATTTAGTCATCTTGGTGTATCAGCAGATGTGTTTCTTGGTTTGTTCGACAACAATAAATATGTTGAAGAAATGACTAAGAAGTTTGAAACACCTGTAAATATCAAAGTAGTAAACGTAAAGGAGTTGAAAAATGATAAACAAAGTAATGCTAGTGGGACGACTGGGAGCAGATCCAGAAATTAAACAAACTAAGTCTGGTGACAAGTTTGCTAATTTATCTTTAGCTACAAACAAAAAGTTTAAGTCTAAAGATGGATCTATGACAGAAAAAACTACGTGGCATAAAATTGTAGTATTTGATCCACGTCTTGCAGAAAATATGGAAAAGTATGCAAAGACAGGAACTCAGTTATATGTTGAGGGTGAATTAGAAACTCGACAATATAAAGATTCCAATGGTCAAAACAGAATTGTGACTGAGGTAGTAATACCTAGATTCACAGGACAAATTAAAATGGTTGGTGATAAACCTGCTGCTAAGTCAGTATCTACTGGTGATGCAGATGGTGATTTCGACAATCAATTTTAATAGGTTAATGACCTCACCTTTAAGTAGGTTAACAAATAAAGTTGATTACTTTGTTTGATTTGTAAACATCTAATGTTGTACGCTGTAGGCGAGAAATCGCCTACAGTTTTTTTTATGTGAGGTGTTCGCTTCCGAAATTCATATAAGGTCTAGGGTATGAAACTATATCTAGAGCTTAGAAAAATTTTTAAGGAAAGAGAACTTCCTTCTGAAGAAGTCATATCATCATACGATAATATAGAAGCTTCTGTAACTACAGATCTTATTAGAGGATCTAGAGTAGATGCAGTATTAGTAGCTCTAGCATCTCATATTCTTAATGTGTCATCATTGTGGTCTAGTCGTAAATTTGCCATAGATTTATTACAAGGCACACTAGCTGAGCTAGAAAGTGCTGAATTTAAAGAAAATGGCAATAAGCTTAATTAGAGCCACGTACAGCATAGCTTAATTTAGGGGGTACACTGATACCGCATTTGGGCTTGAATAACCCTGTACGTTGAGATATGGAGCTTTATTTTAGCTTTTCTATGCGAAGTATCTTATTATCTGCACTTAACTCTGCTTTTACCTTAGAACACATATATACCGCATTTGAGTTACGAGTAGCTACTCTTTTCTTTTCTAAACATTTAGAAATAGATGGAGTCCAAGTCATTTCTACAAGTTTTTGATCTACACCTACAAACATTAATAAAGCTATAATTGTTTCCATCAATGAGTCCCATTTAATTTTTTTTGTAACATATCAACTTGTTCTTTGAGATGATCTATATTTACTTTGTTATATCTACTAGCTTCTATTTCTTTTTCAATACTTTCTATTTGTCCAGCTAAATGTTCTATTAACATAAACATCTCTAAGTTCTTTGGTTCTTGTTCTGCTTTTTTAAGTAGATCAGCTTGAAACAAAGTATCAGATGTTTCTAATTTATTTAATCTTTCAATAACACCAAAGTATGCCCATACACCTATTGCTACCGCAGCTACAATAGCCAACATATTTCTTATTGGCATTGAGATAGAAGTGTTCTCGCTTACTTTCATTTTCTTTTAAATAGATCCATTCCAGGCTTTAGTCCATAGATTGATCCGAAGATACCGAGTACAAGCCATTTATAAAATTCTGGAAAATTATTAAAATATTCAAAAAACAAATCTAGTTTTTCTTTAGCTTGTGGATCTCCACTAAATACAGCCCAAGCCAAAACTACGATTGGCAAAACAACTATGATCAAAACTAGCTCGTCTTTCCAGCCTTGATTATTATTTGCCATAACAGCTTTTTTATATTCTATTTCACCTGCTGCCATACGTGCCATATGATTTTTTTCTGCAACAGATTCTAATTGCTGAGCTTCTTTTTTATTTTTATATATTGCTGCCGCAGTTTTTACGCCAGTACTTAGTAAACTAAACCACATATTAATACTTCCATACGTTAGGTCTTATTTTATATTTATCATCTTGTTCTGCTGTAAGCCAATCAAGATGGGTAAATGTTTTAGCTATTCCTATACCTGTAGGTCTAGGTTCATAATTGAATGCAAAGTTTAATAATTTATATTGCAGCTGTGGTTGTGTAGAAATATCTATTGCTAAACCAGAAGTATGTGGTCCATCTGTACCTGTTGATGATACCGCATTATTATGTTCACCACATCTAAATCCAGAATTAATTGTTACACCTGCACCTATATGATCCCTCCAAGCTTGTAAAAAATTAAGAACAGTATCTTTCATATCTACTTCACCACAATGTTTACATTTAAATTCTTCTTCAGAAAAGTTAGGGTATTGACTATAATCCATATTGTTTCTCCAATCTATCCATTGATATAAACTGACTCTCTTGTATATGGTTGTCCCAGATACCGAGTTCAACTATACCCCAAGACCAGCCAGTTAAATTTAACTTAGCATATTCCTCAACGTGATTAAAAGGCAACGCACAACCTACATTAACTACTCTTACAAAATTTTTATCACCAATTTTAGGAGCTTTCCAATCTCTAAATTTATGTGTGTGTCCAAAAACTATATCGTTAGTTGCATCATTTGCTATTTGTATTTCACAATTTTTACCACCATATTCTTTACCCATAATATTAAGTGGACAATGTGTAAATGATACACCAGCTATATTTTTAAAAGCTCCATATGGAGAATGTTTCCAACCACGTGTATCAAAAGAATCATAAAGTTCTTTTTTCATCATACCTTGTATTTCTGGTATTTGTTCTTCAAATTTAAATACACGTTGTTCGTGATTACCAAAGGTAACGTGTCTTGGTATTCTATCATTATTTATATTTTTATCTAAAAGATCTATAGATCTACGCATAGATTCTATATCAACCATATAAGCATCTTTTAATTTACCAGCTTGTGTAGAATTTTTTTGAAAATAACTAAGACTATCAAATGATGCCCAGTCACCTATTTGTATAATATAATCTGGTTTAGATTCTTTTATGTATTTACCTATCCAAACAAAACGATCTTGTTCTATTTTAGGAGAGTCGTGTGTATCACCTATTACAATTATTTTATGACCTTTAAATATCATTTATTTCTTTACACGCAAATTTAGTAGCAATCCTATAAGTATTTGTAGTAGGATCAGTATTTTGTAATTCTATACTAAATTGTTGTGCTTTGACTACGCACTCGTCCCACGTGTTAAAAATATTTTCAAAAGTTATTGGAGGGCTACAAGTACCATCTAAAAAGCTACAAACCCAAATTGTAAGTGCAAATTTCATTTCCAGGAAAGGACACCAATAACAGCAGCTGCAATACTTCCTAAAAATACTAGCACTGCTACTATGCCTTTCCCTCGTGATACATTATCTTTTAAATCGTTAACGTCTTTACGTAAATTATCTATGCTTTTAATTAATCTATTCATTCTTTCAGCACAAATTTTTTCATGTGCAGAAAGTCTTACACCTGTTGCATATTCTGTATATTCTTTTGGTGTAACTTTTCTTTTTTTAGCCATAGCATAAAATTAGTATTGTAAACTAACACCCCTTATTCTTCCTACTTTTGAGCCAGATTGATTAGCAAATAAAATTTTATATTTTAATTGTGTTCCAGATGTTACTGACAAGTCATTGACTTTTGCCATCTTAATTCCAGTAGCAAAATCTGGTAAAGCTGTAAGTGTAGCTGTTGTAAAATTTGAACCATTGTCCGCAGAAAGTTGAATAATAATATCTGTATTTAATGCGTTAGTTCCTGCTATATCTTGATAAGTAATAACTGCACCCATCTTGTTTGTTGATGAAACATTAATAGCAGTAGAAATAAAATCTCCAGTTGCGTTTGCTGAAAATACATAAGGAACTAAAACTATTTTTCCATGTCCACCATGAGCTTGATTTCCACCTACTGCAATCCCAGAAGAATAATGAGTGTTTGATGTTTCTGGTGGTAATTTATCTCCTGTCATATTTGTGTGTGTAGAGCCAGTTGTAACTCCATTTGATACTGAGGCATGTCCAATATATCCAGAGCCACCCCCAGAACCAGAGCCACCATTTCCGCCAGTGTGAGAACCCCCACCACCACCATAATATCCTCCTCCAGCAGCACCACTCATGTGTGCAGAATTTCCACCTTGTAAAGCAGAGCCATCTGTGGCTTGTCCTGCATAACCAGAGCCATGATTTCC